TAAAAAACCAGAAAATAAAAAACCAACATATCGTAAAGATCTTAAAGATTATACATATGATGATAAAGATGAAAAATTAAACCCATATTCTACGGGTAAGAAACAAGAAAAGGTTGCTCGTAAAACAGATAAAGCCATGCAAGACGACGGTAAAATGTATCCGAAATATACTGACAAAGACCGTTTATATAAAAAACTTGAAGATGGTGAATATGATCCAAAACATGCAATGAATGTTTTACGTAAACGTCAAGAAGAAGATTCAGATGAGTATCTAGAAAAACGAGATGAAATTGATCATGGTGTTACTACCACTGAACTTAAAGAACGTATTAATCGTTTGTCTAATGCAAAAAAAGAACAATTGGTTAGAGAATATATTCGTAGAAAAATAGCAAAAGTTTTACGAGAACAAGGCGCACCAACAGATGCTCCAGAAGAAGAAGCCCCAGCACCAGACGCTCCAGCAGACGCACCGGCACCGGATGCCGCAGCTCCTCCAGCACCTGATGCCGCAGCTCCTCCAGCACCTGATGCCGCAGCAACACCTCCGGCACCTGATGCCGCAGCAACACCTCCGGCACCTGATGCAGCTGCTCCACCCGCACCAGCTCCAACTGCACCACCAGCAGAAGAACCAGCAGCTGAAGAAGATCCAGAAGAACAAGAAAAAGATGCAGTTAAAAAAATAACCAAAGCGTTGGAAAGAGAACGAGGAAATATTGGTAGAATTGAAACGATTGCGCAAGTATTAAACAAGTTATTTAAAGATGCAGAATTAGCTGATACTAAAAATTTTTACAAATTATTAAATAAATTAGCAGTAAAAAAATTAAGTAAAATTCAATCAGCTGCAAATAATTCTGAAGAAAACAAACAATAAGTTATATGTCTAAAAAGTTACAAAATGTTAAAGCTGTTCAACAGATGTTGGATGGCACCCATAAGTTTCAAACTAAAAAAACAGTTGGTTTTTCAGATGCTAAAGCACGAGCAAAACAATCTGAACATCATGATGTTGGCGATGTATGGGAAGAAACTGATATTCACGGAAATACATATGTTATAGAACAGCGAGAAGGTTTCCGAATTCGAAAAACAAAAAATTCTGATATTTTTCAAAATATTAGGGATGAAATAAAATCATTTCCTAATTGTAGAAAAGATACTTGCACATGTGCAGGTACACATCATTTAGATCAAAAAATGAGAAAGATTCATGGAATGTGTTTTGATTGTGTGATTGAAATGGAACATGAATTAAAAAAATCTGGCGAATATAAAGAATATGAACAAAATAAAATTCGAGAAAATGCATTAGCTTGGTTGCGAGAAGCAGAACGCGATGTTGAAATGTTAAAACAAACATACACTCAAGCACAAGAATTTGTTTCTAATTCAGATGGTCAAGTAGAAACATGGTCATCAAAGATGACGCCAGAAGAATTTGAAAACACTATACAAAAACAATTCGATGAATTTAAAATAAAATTTTTAGCAAACTTAAACGGAGAAACAAAAAACAATGAAAACGATTAAAAAATATTGGGCAGTTATTGCCGGAGCAGTATTAGCATTAATAGCTATTTTCGCTATGGCATTTAATAACAATGAAAAACGAAAAGTTAAAAAAATTGATGATAAGATTGATGACAATAATCAACAAATTGATCAACTTCAAGGAAAAACTGAAGTAATTGAAGAACAACGCGTCGAAGTTAAACAAGAAATTCAAGAAACTAAAACGGAAATTGCTGAATTAGAAACTGCCAAAGAAGAATTAAAAGTAACAGAATTGCCAGTAGACGATGCTAAACAAAATATTTTAAATAAAACCCGTCGCGGAAGAAAACCAAAAAAATAACATGAAACGATTATTAGTTATATTATTATTTCCGGTATTTGCATTTACGCAAACTAAACCAGATACATGTTTTACGCAACAAGAAATTGTCGATATTTCATATACATTAGATTCTTTATTTGCATTAGATTCAATTAATACGGCATTAATTGATAAGTATGTGACGTTATCTAAACAACAAGATGAATTAATTAAATTAGATTCATTACAGATTCGATATAAAGATCAACAAATTGCATTATTACAAGAAAATGTAGAATTATATATTCGAAGAGAGCGTTATCTAAAACCAAAATGGTATGAGGCAAAAGGTTTATGGTTCGGAATGGGTATATTTACAACATTAGGCTCTGGAATATTAATTAATCAAATATTGAAATAACATGTCGCAAAATATAAAACAGATCATTCAACAACAGTACACGATGTGTGCTAAAGATCCTGTTTTTTTCATGAAGCAATATTGTTATATTCAACATCCTAAACGTGGTAAGATCAAATTTAATTTATATCCATTTCAGGAAGATTCATTAACTGAATTGCGAGATAATCGTTACAATGTAATCTTAAAGTCACGACAGTTAGGTATATCAACATTATCAGCCGGCTTTGCTCTTTGGAGCATGTTATTCAATGAAGATTTTAACGTACTTGTTATTGCAACGACACAAGAAGTAGCAAAAAACTTAGTAACAAAAGTACGAGTAATGCATGACAATTTACCTAGTTGGTTGAAAGGAACAATTGAAGCTGATAATAAACTTTCATTGAAATTTAAAAATGGCTCACAAATTAAAGCAGTTTCATCTGCAACCACAGGAGCACGTTCTGAAGCATTATCATTGTTAATTATAGATGAGGCTGCCTTTATTCGCAATATTGAAGAAATATGGGTAGCATCGCAAGCAACATTATCAACAGGTGGTGGTGCTATTGTTTTATCTACACCTAACGGTATTGGTAACTGGTTTCATTCAGTATGGTCAGAAGCTGAGCAAGAAATTAATGGATTCCATACAATTAAATTGCATTGGACCGTTCACCCAGACCGCGATCAAACATGGCGCGATGAACAAACTAAATTGTTAGGAGAACGAGGTGCAGCTCAAGAATGTGATTGTGACTTTATTTCATCTGGTCATACTGTAATAGATGGCGCTATATTAATGGATTATGAAATAAAGTGCATAGAACCTATCGAACGACGAGGATTTGATAATGGATATTGGATTTGGGAATATCCTAACTACGAAAAAAATTATATAGTAGTAGCTGACGTTGCTCGTGGTGATGGTGCTGACTGGTCAACATTTCATGTTATTGATGTTGAATCTGTATCACAAGTTGCTGAGTATAAAGGTAAACTTCCACCTAAAGATTTTGGTAATATGCTTGTGTCTGTTGCAACAGAATGGAACAATGCATTGCTAGCAATTGAAAATGCAAACATAGGTTGGGCAGCAATTCAACCAGCGTTAGACCGCGGATATGAAAATTTATTTTATACATATAAAGATGACGGATATGTTGATATAGATGTGCAACTTAAAAAAGGTTATGATATGAAGGATAAAACCCAAATGGTTCCTGGAGTATCAACAACATCTCGTACACGTCCATTAATGATATCAGCACTTGAAATGTATATGAGAGAACGAACTCCAGTAATTCGTTCAAAAAGATTAATACAAGAACTTTTTGTTTTTGTATGGTTAAATGGCAAAGCACAATCACAAAACGGATATAATGATGACCTTGTTATGTCTTTTTGTATTGGATTATGGTTACGAGATACATCGCTTAAACTGCGACAACAAGGAATTGAATTACATAAACGTGCACTTTCACAATTTACAAAAACTGATTCTGTAATTTATACTGGTAAGAATATGAATAACGGATCTGACAGTTGGAAATGGAATAACGGTTTCAATGATGAAGATTTAACTTGGTTAATCCGTTAAATACACCCCTGTTCTTTAATCAGTTATATTTATAATAAAATAAAAATAAAACTATGGCATCTTTAGCTAAACGATTACGTAATTTATTTGCAACGAATGTAATAGTTCGTGCATATGGAAAAGATAAACTTCGCGTTGTTGATACAAACCGACTTCAGTCCGTTGGTAATTTAAATCAAAGTAAAATTGCAGATAGATATACACGATTGCATGGTGCAAATAAACATCGTGTAGGTGGTATGGGTGGTTATGATTCTAACTACTATATGCATCAAAATCGTATGCAACTTTATGCTGATTATGAAATGATGGATAAAGATCCTATTATCAGTTCGGCATTAGATATATATTCTGATGAATCTACACTTGCAGATCAATTTGGTGATATTTTAACAATTAAATGTAACAACACGCAAGTACAAAAAATACTTTATAATTTATTTTATGATGTATTAAATATAGAATTTAATTTATGGACTTGGATTCGCAATATGACCAAATATGGTGATTTCTTTTTAAAATTAGATATTGCCGATGAATATGGAATTATTAATGCACGTCCATTTTCTAGTTATGAAATTGAACGTTGGGAAGAATATAATGAAGTTACTGGCGAATATGAAATTAAATTTAAACATATTGCAGATCAACAACGACAATATGATGTTTTTGAAATAGCACATTTCCGTATGTTATCGGATTCTAATTTTTTACCATATGGTAGATCAATGTTAGAAA